ACCACTGAGGAAGTCTTGCAAATTGACTGCCATGTACCCGCGAAGCAGGACTACATAGCCTACCGGGTGCAGGGCAGGGTACGGAAAATACTTCACAACTACGAAACAGGCGGCAAGCGGTTCTTGTTCGACGGCCAGCTTGGGGAACTTCCCTCCATGCCTGGCTTTATTTGTGTCGGTAGCAGGTATTGCTTTTACTCAGTTTTTTAATCCCTTTTTAGGCTTTCTAAGATTTAGAAAAGGAGAGTGATCTAAGTGCCTGAACTTGTTTACAAAAAGGCCGGCCGGATTGAACTGATCCGTTACAGGGACGGTAAGCGGTTTTTGAAAAACGGGGTTGTTCAGTCCATGGCTCCCCAGATAATCAATAATACCGCTACCCTGCCCGATGGCAACAGCGCCATGGACCTGGTGTTTTCCAGCGGAAAAGCTGCTCAAGTTGTTGTTAATCTGAACAGCTTCCAGCCTTCGCTTTACGCTGCTCTGGTTGCTGGTGACGTGACCGATGGTACTGGCATTTCCATCCGCAAGATCGAGGAAAATTCGGTGCCGGCCGCAAGTCCTTTTACCGTGACCTTGGCCAAGACACCAGTCAATGACAGCATTGTTATCCATAACGAGGATGACAGTCCGTTTGTCAAGGTTGCCAGCAGTCCCGCCACCGGGCAGTACAGCGTTTCGGCCAATGTCGTCACTTTCAACAGCACCAACGCCAATGAGGAAGTAATCATTGCCTATGATGTATCTGCCGCAAGCGCCAAGCAGATGAGTCTTTCAGCTGAGGCGAACAATGATACCTTCCGGTTAACTGTAGCCGGCGAGGCCGCGCTGAGGAAGGACGAAGGCACGACCAAACTGGACGCCATTACCTTTGACAAGGTGATGCCGACCGGTGAAATTCCGTGGCCCGCACGGCAAAAAGATCCGCAGGGCTGGAACTTCACCCTGCAAGTGCTGAAGCCGCGGCCAGGGTACAATGTCGTGAGTTACGCGGTAGAAAACTAAGAGACAGCAGGGAGGCGTAATTATTATGGCTGAAAAGGCTGAAAAGAAAAGGGATGCAAGGGAGGCTACCCCTCTTTCCGTAATATTGGGGCTTGGTGCGGAGTTCGAGGCGGCCGGCAAAAAATATACCGTCAAGCCGCTTAAACTCAAAGATGTGGAGGCTTTTTCCGGCGACAACATCAGCCTGGGCGCCCAACTCTACAACGTACTGAACCAGAAGGCCCGGGACACTCTTGATAAGTGGCTTTCCCGGTATGTTTTCAACGAAGCCGGAGAGGGCATGACCACGGAGAAGGCCAAGGCTGACGACTGGGACCTAGGAGATTTGAAGCGGTGCGTGCAGAGGTTGCTTGATATATCGGGCTGACCAAACTTCCTCCCGGCGAGGAGGACCAGGAGGATCGCGAGGATCAGAAAAAAGAGAACTATGAAGAAAAAGGGCCTCCGGACTGGGGGGAAGTTTTCGCGACCCTTATCAGCCATACCAGTATCAAGTTTTCTGAGATTGGTGACATGACCATACCGCAGATCGAAGCGGTATTGGCGAGGCTCAACAAGCATATCAGCCTTAAAATCGGCATTCCGATGAAGGATGCCGATGCTGCGACCGACACCGCGGATGAAGAACATACGGTTGAGGACGCTCTAGCTTTCTGCAGCCTGTTCAATAGAATTGGTTGACGGAGCAATTTGTCTGCTTTGTTCATTATTCTTATTTCCGTCAACCAATTCCCGGAGCAGGTCAATAATCGTGCCGACACTACAGAAAAAGACACCGCTTATTATTCCTGAAACAATCACAACGATTCCGAGAGATAACTGCGTGGATACGCTGTTTTTTATTATTGTCCAGCCCAACGGATTTGTACTTGAACTTATTTTAGCCATGCGGTAGGAAAACCAGTCAATTTCCCTGATCAGGATTATTCCTCCTATCAGGCCGCAAAGTATCAGGAAAAAGCCAATGACGCGCAACAGTGTTGACATATATTATCTTCCTCCTTTTATGAAATTTTTAGTATTTTATCAGGCAGAATGGAAACTGTAAAGATGCTTTAAAACTGAAATTTATTATGGTAAAATAGAAATGGCCTAGCTCCGGTGTCGCGAACCGGGGCGAAAAGCGGTATCCCAGCCGCCTGGCCTTTTATAATGGGATACTGCCTTGTGGGAGGGTGGTTTTGTTATGTCTGTTACGGTTAAATGTGCGTGGTGCGGGAAGGAAAAGCAGGTATGGGATAGTGTTGCAAAAAAATATGATAAATTTTTTTGCAACAGGATTTGCCAAGGTAAATTTAAGAGTGAACACGCAAATAAGATAAAAGCAAAATGTGAGATATGCGGCAAGACTGTTTTAAAATGGCCGCGTGAAGTCAGGAAGTTTAGGCATCATTTTTGTTCAAATGAGTGTTCTGCTGAATTTCGAAGAAGAAACCAAGTGGTTGTAAAGTGTAATTGGTGCGGCAAAGATTGTTATTATCCTAAATGCCATGTGAACCGTTCTGAAAAGCATTTCTGTAATAAGGTTTGCATGGCTGCCTGGAAATCGGTGAATGAATGCGGCGAAAACAACCATAATTATAGCAAGATTAAAGTTAATTGCTTTATGTGCGGCAATGAGACATGGAAAAAGAAATCTCAGGCCGAAAGGCACCAAAATCATTTTTGCAGTCACAAGTGCAAAGACGCATATTATAAAAGCCAGGAAAATCGTAGTTCCATGCGGAAACAAATGCTGAAAACGCTTTCAACCTATCCACGACGAACCAAGCCGGAAAAGTTTATCAAGAACATATTAGAGACATTAAGCATTCAATATGGTGAGCAGGTTGTAATTGGAAAGAAATTCTGTGTTGATTTTCTTGTCGGGCGTTTAGTAATAGAGGTTTTTGGAGACTATTTCCATGCAAATCCAATAAAATACGGAGAAGGGCTTAAGCCACTGGATAGGATTCAAAAGAAAAATATATTAAATGATAACAGGAAGATTAAATATTTGGAGAAGTGCGGTTACAGGGTTTTAGTAATATGGGAACATGAGATAGAACAAGAGCCTTTGTTGGTTAAACAAAAACTAAAGCAATACTGCAAAGAAGCGATGTAGGTCGCTTCTTTTATTTGGGCCAGGAAGAGGGTGAAGTGATGGAAGATGATGCATTTGTTAAGATAATCTCAAGATTAGGAGTGGACTACAACCAAGCGTTACTTTCTACGAGGCAGCTAGCCAACGAGACAGCCATTTTAGACAAACAATTAAAGATGCTTCGCTTGACCGCTGCCGACCTGGGGCGTTCTGCCGGGACAAGTATAGCAACACAACTTTTAGGTGACAGAGTAATATATGACCAGTATGGACGGGTATTATCTGTTGCAGCGGTCAATACAAAGGCCGTTGAGAAAGCCACCAAAACAGCAACGCAAGCCGCAAAAGAACATACCATGACCGTTAAAGATCTATCTAATCAATATAGCGTTCTTGGTAGTCAGTTTGAACGAAGAATGTCGTGGTTCTTTGCTGGGGGTGTGGCATTTGGAAGCATTGGAGCAATGCGCCAAGCTGTCACCACCATCGCTGAGGTTGAAATGGGCATGACCCAGATCGCCCGCATTACCGAGGATGCTACTTTCAATTTTACCGAAATGCGGGATGAATTGCTACAACTTGGAAAAGAATACGGCATGACATGGGACAAGGTGCAGGATATTTCCCTGCGCTGGGCACAGGCCGGTTATAACGTCAAGGACACCCTGGAGCTTACCCGTGCTTCTCTCCTGGCTCTCAATACCGCAGAATTAAACGCTCAGTATGCGACCCAGGGCCTTATTGCAATCATGGCCCAGTGGGGACTTACTGCGGATCAACTTTTGCCGACCATAGACAAGATCAACAAAGTTGCTTGTGCTGCGTAAGTAGCACACAGGCGTTCTATGGAGCAATCCATGGAATTACCACCGGGTGAACTGCTGGAAAGCCCTAAAACCCTACCTCCTACAACGTGACTGGAAACGGTGTGCGTGAATGGTTAAAAAATGGTAGGGATGCGACAATGGGTAATCAGCAGCCAAGCCCCTGTACCGAAAGGTTGGGGAAGGTTCAACGGCCAGGGCATACCACCTAAACCTAATGGCATGGTGATGAAGTCCGTAGGGAGTAATCCCGAAGCGCCCGGCATCCCACAGGGATGAAGATATGGTCTATCGGATTCCGAAAGGAATTCCTAGTCGAGGATGATTTCGCCGTTACCTCCCAGGATTTGGTAGATGGCCTTAATCGTTCCTCCGGGGCCGCCCGAGTGTTGGGGTTAAACCTTGACCAGACCATTGCGATACTCACCGTAATGCGTGAAGCTACGGGCAGGACGGGGAAGGAAGTCGGTAAAAAAATTGCCGCCTAGCACGGTAACGTGTTAGTGAAAATCCCTTCTAATTGACTCGGAAATCCAGCAGTGGATGACGGGGCGGAAGCAGGCAATAGCCGGGCACCGTGAGAGACTGAGTGAAGGGACATCCCAAGAGGATGAAGCGACAGTCCGAACTCACCCATAACTGAAATAAAAGGTGAGAGTGCGGCAGAAATGACCGCACCGCTACCGCAACGGTAGAGGTAACAGATTGAACGCCCTTAACTCCATCCTGTCCTTCATGCAACGTGACATTGCCCTCCAGGCCTTCGCCCGCGAAGGTATTGCTGTATGGGCAGACGAAAGCCGGACTCAATTCCGGAACGTAATTGATATTTTTGATGAAGTGGCCGCCCGCTGGCAGAATATGTCCGATGCCACCAGGGAAATGTTTGTTCAGGCCGCAGACCAGGCCGGCCTTTACTCCGAGGAAATGGCTGAACTGGCAGGTATTCAAAAAGAATTCAACGACCTGCAACAGCGGGACATTTCTCAGGCCATGGCCGGCATCTACCGCCGGAATTACTTGCTCGCACTGCTCCAGAACTGGGTCAAGATTGACAAGGTGCTTATCTCCATGGAGGATAGTCTGGGATATTCCATGAAGGAAAACGAGCGTACCATGCAGACCTTGCAAAAACAATACGAATCCCTGAAAGCGGCCGCTCAGGAACTGGCCGTGGCTATCGGTGATACAGGTCTGCTCAACAGCCTGAAAGAGGTTGTCGGTGGGGTAAAAGATGTATTAAATTGGTTCAATGAACTCGATCCGGTAGCACAAAGACTGATTATTACATTCGTTGAAGTGACCGCCGCGCTGAAAATTCTCAACGCCGTTTTCAAAATGGCCGGTGCGGGCGGGGCGGCCAGTCTGCTGTCCGGGTGGGCGGTTTCCGCTACTGCCGCGGCAACGTCTACCAGGGTTCTGGCGAGCGCGGTTACTGGCCTTGGAACGGTCATGTTAAACGTAGGCCGGGGAATAGCGGGGTTCTTCGGCGGACCCCTGGGGTTGGCCTTGACCGCAGTCGGAACAGCGATCTGGGGCCTCACCAGCTACATGCGTCAACAGGAAGAGCAGTCAAGGCAGAATACTGACTCCATGGAGAAATTGAGCCAACAGTACGACTCCCTGATCTCAAAACTTGAAACAACAAGGAAGGGTACTGCCGAGAACGCCAATCTTCAAAAGCAACTCCAGGAAACGATGAACGCCATTGCCGATATTATGCCGCAAGTTGTCACCGAGTGGGACGGATACGGCAACGCTATCAAATTAAACAATGATTTGCTCCGGGAAAACATAAGACTGGCGAAAGAGGCGGCGGCGGCCAATTACGGCAAGGCGCTGTCCGATGCCATAAAAAGACAGGGTGAATTACAAAGACTGATTCAGGAAGAAACAGATCTGCAACGGGATATCTCCTTCCTTGCCGATGCCCCGGAAGGATCTTACTTTGCTCCTCATATTCCCGATGTTGACAAGGTGAAACGATACAGGACGGAGCTAGAACAAATCGGAAAGGAAGTAAACCGCTTGTCCAAGCTGATGGCTGGCGGAGCCGCCGATGTTGGGGCATCTTTGCCTGGACTGAGAGCGATCTCCGGGGGAGGGGAGCCTTCCCCGGGTTTTGTCGGCCCTCCTCCTTCGGACAGGAAAAAGACTGATGCGATTAAGGAGCAAATCAAAACCCTTTCCGATGCTTTAGACCAGTTTGAAATTCTTGAAAACAAGATAGAGGCAGCCCTTTCGCGGGTGGGACAGCAACTCACTATCAACGCCAGTGAGCATGATTACCTGACTGAAAAAATCAAATCCGGTGCCGCAACCAGCGAGGACTATATTCGCGTCCAGGAATTAACCCTGGTCAAAACAACTCTGCTCCAAAAAGAGCAGGATCAGCTCCGCCAAGCCAATGCTCAATATGCCGAAGGTATAGGAATGCTCACATCCGCCCTGGAAAAGGCCACACAGCAGTATGAGGCGTTCAAGGCCGCCGGGGACACCGAACACATGCGGGACGCCCAGCAGGTGGTCACTCAACTTCAAGGCAAGATAAATGACCTTAACAACACCATTTCCAAAAATACGTCAAAGCTCTGGGAAAACCAGCGGGCCATCATGGAGACCAAGCGTGCCCTGAGCGAGGATTATTTTGAACGACTGAGCGCATGGGTTCAGCACATGGCTTCTGTTGGCCGGCTTACTGCGGAACAGCAGCTTCAATACTATAAGGCCATTGATAAAACCACTCTTTCCCTGCAATCTCAGTGGCGGGTGGAGGAGCAGCTTTACAGCCTCCGGCGCCAGTCCCTTCAGGACGAAATGGAAAAAATCAGCAGGGCCTACGATGAGCGGATGAGGCAAATCGAAGATGAAATTGCCGCCGAGGAAGAAGCCACCAAAGCTAGGGTAGAAGAAAAAGAAAACCGCATCAAGGCCATTGATGAGGAAACCAATGCCAAGATCAAGGCCATTCAGACCCTTATCGACGCCCTGGACGTGGAGGATGAACAGTCAGGCCGGGAGGAGGCCGAGCGGCAGCACAACCAGAAGCTGGCCGACTTGCAGAAACAGAAGCAGTACCATGAGTTAAGGACCGGCCTGGAGCACGCCAAGGCTATTGATGAAATAAATCAGCAAATTGCCGAGGAAGAACACGCATGGGAGTTAAAGAAGCAGGACTGGGCGCGGCAGGATCAGCGCAAAGCCTACCAGGGCCAGATCGACGCCCTGCGGGAGCAGGCCAGGGCCAGGCAGGACGCTATCAGGGAAGAAATCAACGACATCAAAAAAGCTTCCGACACCAAGAAGAAGGAATTGCAAAGGTACTATGACGATATTCAATCTCTATTAAACAACAAAACCATCGACCTGCTTGCCGCTCTTGCCGGGACTGACGAGCAATGGTACCAGTGCGGCCTGGAATGGATGAAACAACTTGCCCGGGGAATCCGTGACGGGCAGACTGAATTGCCGCAGGGCGCAAAAGACTTTGTTAAGGGGGCGGAGGAATCGAAGGGCAAGATAACTCCTTCTTCCGGCACAGGGCCAGTCAAATACAAGCAACCTGTAGCAACATTTTCCAGTAGTGAGTACGTCAATAAGGACGGGCGGACTTACGCACAGGCGAGGCTTATTGCCGAAAGACTGGGCTTGCCAATTTCCTGGGATGAGAAAAATTGGCTTGTCAAGATTGGCGGCAAGGGCTTCGGTCCGGATTACATCGAGAACGACCGGGCATATCTGGGTCTGCGCCGGGTGGGTGAGGATTTTGGGTATGATGTTCGTTGGGACGAAAGCAGCAGACTGGTCAGCTATCTCCCGAAGGCCCACATCGGGGCATATGTGGCCCGGACCGGAATAGCGGAACTGCTCCAGGGCGAGAGAGTGTTATCCCCCCGGTTAACGGTCAGCTTTGACCGCCTGGCGAACGTGCTGGCGAATTTCCCGAACATCCCTGACAGGATAAGCTTGATGACCAGGGGCGGCGGCTATGGCAGCGACGTTGACCGGTTGGCCGACCGGATTGTTGCGGCCATTGAGCAGCGTAAGGGGATTCAGATCAATGGAAACTTCGTAAACATTGAGAACGTGGAAGACAATGCGGACATGGAGTCCACCATGCGGCAAATAGGCGTACTGGCGAGGCAATTGGGCATCGCCAAGGGGAAAAGGTGATGAAATATGCCTTTTGAGGTTGATTCAGACGGCATCCTTCAGCCGTTGGGCGTAACAGTGCTTAGAGATTCCCGCTTCGAGCTTCTCCCCGGCACCAGGGACTATTTTGAAGAAGTCCCCGGCAGGCACGGGGAGATTGATTTTGGGGCGGAATTGGCGGCCCGGATTTTGGAGCTTCATTGCGCCATTGAAGTGGCCCCGGCGGACTGGCCGGCCAAGAGGCGGGATCTGGCAGGATACTTGAACCCTCTCCTGGGGACGCAGACACTGACGTTTGCGGATGAACCGGGGAAGGTTTACTACGTCCGGTATGCCGGGAAGATCGACGTGACCAAGCACCCTTATGCCAGGGAGTTTACCATACCTTTCCGTATGTGTAGTCCGTTCATTGTCAGCGCAACACAGAATCAGCTTATCGGCTCTGGTACGGCCACCAATGCGGGGAATGTGGCAACACCTTTCATCCTGACCGTCCAGGGGCCAGTGACTAACCCCAGCGTGGTTGTGGCCGGATACACCATGACCTATACAGGGACAGTAGCAAGCGGGAAGTCTTTAATTATTGATACCGATAAACTGACCGCCATTTACGACGGGGCCAACGCCCTGCCGAATTACAACGGGGTGTTCCCTAAACTTCAACCTGGAAACAATTCTGTAACGGCGGCGGCGGCAGGGACGACTAAGCTGAATTGGTATGACTACTGGCTGTAGGAGGAATCGCTTATGCCGTTAACCATACCTCAATATATCACCATTAAGACCGCCGCCGGAGCAACGGCGGCTTATTTATCGCCTGAAGCTGACGGTCTGAAAGACGTACAGATTGACCGCGAGCTAAATGGCAGGTCCATCCTTACCATGTCCCTGCCTCTCACTTCTACCAAGTGGCAGTACCTCACCGACCAGTACCGTATCTACGCTGGCGGCAAGGAATTTGTCGTCCTCAACCCGGACGCCGTTGAAAAACAGCGGGATGGTAAAAAGTTATGGGGCAGAGTTACCGCCCACGAATCATGGGTACTCTTGGGAAAAAAGTACGCTACCATCAGCAACGACCCGCAGACGCCCAACCCCCCTTCCCTGGCCGTCATCATCCTTTCCGGCGGCAACGACCTTTCCGGCGGGCGCTATCCTGTCGGCAGCGCAGGCCATGTCCTGTATGCTATCCTCCAGGGTACGGGCTGGTCTGTCGGCACGGTGGACGTGGAAGGCACCCACGACCTGGAAACCGAGAAAATTTCCGTCCTGGAGAACGTCAACAAGATTCAGGAGATTTGGGGCGGCTACCTGGTTTGGGACAGCGTGGCAAAGACCGTCTCCCTCCGTAGTGAAACAACCTGGGCGCCCTATACAGGCTACCAGGTGAGGTATGCCAAGAACCTGAAGGGCATCGCCAGGACGAGCGATTACGACATCATCACGAAACTTTATCCCCTCGGCGAAAATGACCTCAACATCGGCTCCGTCAACGGCGGAGTAATTTACCTGACCAACAACAGCTATACCGCTGAAGTGCTTGAAGGCATCTGGGTTAACCAGGACATTGCCGACCCGCAGAAACTGAAGGACGAGGCAACAAAGTACCTCTCTAAAGTGTGCCGGCCCCGGCACAACTACCGGGTGAAGCAGGTTGACCTTCGCACCCTGTCAGGCTACACACACGAGGACTTTGACTTGGGACACATCGTTGACGTGATAGACGAGGAATTGGGCGTCAACACCCAGGCCCGGATTATCGGCTACAGGTACAATGTATTCCAGCCGTGGCAATGTGAGCTTGAAGTTGGCGATCCGATTGAGAAAATCGAATCCATGCTTGTTGATAGTCGGGAAATGGTTAATTACCTCAACTCCATCAAGACCAGCCGGGGACAGATTACGGCGTATAAGCTGGTGGACGAGAGCATTATTGCCAGCAAGATCGCAAAAAGCGCGATTGACGCCAGTAAATTTAATGTTGGCCTCATTTTCTTGAGCGGCGATTCCTGGACGGACAATTCGCCTTCCACTGGCTACGTGTCCTGGAACCAGCACAAAGTTTACTGGAACGGTAACGAGTACGTTATCACTGCTGGAAATACAAATCTAAAGTATATTTACTGGGACAACCAGGCCTCAAGTTACAGCGCCAGCGCAACCCTGCCAAACCTTACGGACGCAGGGTTTATTATTGCCGTGAATAACGGCGGCCTGCATGAACTGGTATGGAATCAATCTATCGCCAAGAAACTTGTCGGCAATGAGATGATTGACAACTTTGCCGTTGATGCCTCCAAGCTGGCCGATGCTGCGGTAACTACGGCTAAACTGGCTAACGCGGCGGTGGATAATACAAAACTAGCTAATTTGGCCGTTGATGCCGCTAAGTTGGCTGATAGTGCCGTGACAGCAACTAAAATCGCCAACGCCGCTGTAGGAAGCGCAGCCATAGCCAACCTTGCCGTGGGTACTGCCCACATTGCTAACGGGGCTATTACTTCAGCTAAAATTGGCGATGCACAGATAGTTAATGCGAAAATCCAGGACGGCGCTATCAGCAACGCCAAAATAGCTGATGCGGCTATCACTTCCGCTAAAATCGCCAATGCCGCCGTTGGTTCTGCAGCCATAGCCAATGCCGCAGTCGGTACGGCACACATTCAGGATGCGGCTATTCAAACAGCTAAAATAGCTGACCTTGCCGTTACCGATGCCAAAATAGCCAGTCTCACGGCCAACAAAATCACCACCGGCCAACTCCTTGCCTACCTGGTGGAAATTTTGGGGCAGAACGGTTACTTCAAAATCAAGGGCGACGGCCTGCGGGCCTATAATAAGGACGGCACATTGCAGGGGCATTTGGGTTGGTATGAGACATTGGCTAACCAAACCGCTACATTCTCCCGCGCCTCCGTCGCCTACAAACAAGACGGCTCCCAGGTTGCTTCCGGCGTCCCCCGCTACGAATACGCCCCCCTTCCCGCCCCCGTGTGGCGTGACACCTTCGACACCGACCAGCTCGCCGCGCAGTACACCAGCGGCGGGGATGTCCCGGCAACGTGGGCGGTCAGCGGCGGGGTGCTGACGGGGACGGGTGGGACGCAGGCCACGTTGATAAAGAAAGATTTGTTATTGCAGGACTGCGAGATTGCAGTCAATAGCGACCAGGCCCATTACGGCGGAATAATTGCCAGGTATCAGGATAACAACAATTATTATTTATTACAGTTTGCAGATGATAGCGGAGGAATCAATAACCTGCGATTATATAAACGCGTTGGAGGAACCTATACTACTTTAACCCCGGTGGTGGATGTAACATGGACAAGAGGCACGTCTAAGTTAATTAAATTTACCCTGCATGGTTCGCTTTTGGAAGTTTGGTTTGCTGGCGTCAAGGTCATTAGTGTCACAGATACTACTTTTTCTGGTGGAGGTGTAGGAGTATATTCTTTTACTGGGACAGTCTCGGCTCGCTACCTCGACTTTACCGTCTACTGCGTCCAGAAGGGCGTGATGATGGAGGAAGGCACGACAAACAAGGTGCTCAACGGCAACTTTCAGTCCGGCCTAACCTCATGGACACAAGACGGAACCCCCGCTACCGGGGAGTTATCCGAGGTAATTACAGACGGTGCCAGAAAAGTCTACCATCTATACAAAAACAATGCCACTAATGTATTAAGAATAAGCCAAAACATGACCCTTTTGGCTACAACACAGTACACGGTCAATCTTTATGCCAAAGGCGTGGGTAATGTTCTTGTTTGGGACGGCACTGCACTTGCAAATATAAACGTAAACAGTCCCGGAGTTTATACAAGATACACGGCAACTTTCACAACCGGTTCAACAACTACCGTAGGTATATACTTGGGAATAAATGGCGCCGGAACAGGTATTGGCGAATGTTGGTTCGGTGACGTACAAATTGAGCAGAAAGCCTATGCGACAAGTTATTGCGACACAACCCGCGCCGCCGAAGTCCTGACAGTACCCACGGCGGACGTGTTCCAGAAGGGCAACTGGACGGTGAAGCTGAGGTTTACGCCGACGAGTGCGACGAATGTTGGAAATGTGGAGCACTTTTTATGGCACTGCCCTATTGATGCAAACAACGACTATCGGTTGCGAGTAGGTATAGATGGTAAACTCTACCTTGGGGTGCGGTCTGGAGGCACATGGTATCAGGTATACGGAGACCCTGTTCTGTCTTCTGGCAATACTTACTATATTACCGCCTGTGGGGATGGTTCAAAGATAAGACTTTTCTGCAATGGCGCGCAAGTAGGTACTGATGTTGCCTATGTTGAACCCGTTGGTACTCTACCTGCCAGCATGTACATCGATTGCGCCTCCCCCGGTACAAACCAAGCCAACGGCATCACCCCCGACTTCGCCGTGATGTCCAAGGCGCAGACCCTGGCCAAGCACCAGGCGGAGTACAACAGCGGGCTGCCGCTGCAAGCCGACGAATATACAACGTACCTCATGTCCTGCAACGGCACCCTCCAACCAACCGTGCGGGGGTTCGGCCTGTGGACGAAAAACGGCCGGTTCATCCTCCAGGACCCGCAGAAGGGCCAGGGCCTTGAGGTATGGGACGGAGCGACAAGGAAGGTGCTCATCGGGAGACTGGATGACAACACGATTGGGCAGGAGATTGTGGGGGGTGCGCTGTATAGTTCGCTGTATCGGACAGGGGCAAAGACCGATACATCTTACATCTCCCTTGAGCCTGATAACTGGTTTCGGGCTGTCAGAAATGGCCAATTGATAGTATCAATTGCAGCTTCGAGCAGTATTGGAGACATCTCGGTCTATGAATCCGGGACGGAGTATGCCAGGCTGACTGCCAACTGGAGCGACAACAAAGCGGGGATGTTTTCAAAGAACGGCAGGCCGCTGGAAATTGGATATCTTGGCGGGGGTGTTATCAGGTGTAATACTGATGGCAGTATAGTGGCTGATCCCACGAATACGTTTACGGTTGATGGGAACTTTGCCGTTACTGGAGCCGGTAAGGGCTGTGTTGTTGATACGATTAATTTCGGCAAAAGAATATTATTTGCTGTTGAAGCCCCTGATATTCGCCTTGAGGAAAAGGGGATCGGATATTTAACTGACGGGGCTTGCCGTATTGAATTATGTCCAGTGTTTCTTAAAACAATCGAACCTGACAGTGAAGAAGCTCCATGGATAATTGATATCACGCCTTACTTTGATGGGGGTCTTTTTATTGCCGAGATCGGCAAAAATTACTTTATTGTTAAAGAGAAAGGCGAAGGAAAGTCATTCGGCAGATTTGCATGGTCATTGTCTGCTATTAAAGTTGGGTGCATCGGAATAAGGCTTAGTGAATTTGAGTCTGAGGGGGATATTATAACCTCTGACTGGGAAGATATGATACTGGAGGTAATATCATGAGGGCCAAAGAGTATGAATCAATCAGTCTTAATAAACAGGGCGAACTTGAGATTCATAAAATAGAACGAGTAAGTATTCGAGAAGTAACTGATATAGAAGCCTTGAAGAAGGCACTAAAGCAGAGGCTTGTGGAAATTTACCAAGCCGTAAAAGGCCTCAAAGCCGAAGCTAATGAGATAATGATAATCCTAGCCAAGCTAGAAGGAAAAGTAGGGCCTATTAGCCCTACTTTTCCGGAATTTCAATTATCGCCTGCTGATCAGCTTCGCTCCAAATCACTTTTGCGCCCAGCGGCTCAGCAATCCACCGAGCAGGAAGCATTATCCGGTCGCTCTTAATATAAGGTGCGACATCCATTTTATGGGGTTCTCCGTTGACAGTTATTATATTGCTACCGACGACAAGAGTGAGTGTATCATTATCGCGCTTGATTATTGCTGTGTATGTAAAATTATCCCATATTATATTTTCTGGCTTTACTCCAAGGCTGTAGGCCAGAAAACGGATTGGTATAAATGTTCTTTCATTTCTTATTTCCGGGGCTACGTCCATTGTTTGCGTAACACCGTTTACTGTGTATGCATTGCTGTTTATTGAAAAAACTGCGCTGAGTGCTTTTGCTGCAACAGGTAAAATAATTGGCTTGTCTGGCCTTGGGACCGATGCATTGCCCCCTCCGCCTACATAATTGATAGCAAAAATATTTGGTAGAGCCTGTTCTATCTCATTAATACAGGATGCTTTACCATCACCGTAAACATATACTGGAATAGATTGTCGACCGTAAACTGACATAGCAATTGAGCAATTAAATGGGGAATCCAGATATGCAGTTCTTATATCACCAAGGATATACCTTGACATATTTGAAACTGCGGTTTGCAATGACATTGTTCTTGATATGAAGTTTCTAGCAACAGGGCTGATTGTATTTTGATATGTATAGGAAGTTACCGACCCGGAAGTAGATATTTTGCTTAAATCAACAAGAACACAATATACCTCGCTATCACTATACACATTTGCCGCATTAAATTGGTCGATTTTTTGAAAGAGATATAGAATGCGTTCAAGTGGCTCACCAGCAAAACCCACCCCCGGCCACACCATAGCCAGGAGCAGGACGGCCAGCAGCAGGGCAACTTTTTGTTTCGGGCGCATGGGCATACCTCCCTTGGTTTTTTTTGCTTATATTTTGCCTATATTTTACCTGGGAAGGGGTGATGTGTAAACAGCTTTACCTAAAATGTGCTAAATAGGGGAGAAAAGATAACAAAGAGTGCATTTTCCGGAGGTGGGGCGCGATTGAGCGGAAACGAAGTCAAGGCCCTTGAGGTTGGCTTGCAGAATGTCAGTGAAGGCTTGCGGCGATTGGAAAAACTCATCGAAAAAAACCGGGAGGAAACCAGGCGGGACATAAACCGGATACACGAGCGCCTGGATGAACAAAAGGCGGCCATTGCCCGGGATGATTGCGAGCGATACCGGAGGGAGTGCGCAGCCGCGCAGGAAAAGAAAATTGAGAAGGCAAAAGGGGTCCCGCACTGGGTGGCGGGGCTTATTTCTTTGTGTGTAGGGCTGATTGTTTTTATTGTAACGAAAGGGTGATATGATGGACAGCATCAAAATCCCGGATTATATCATTCTCCAGGACGCTCAGGCCCCGCCTGACCAAATGCCCTACGGTATCCGCATGATAGGCGCCCCCCTGGAGTGGCCGGAGACCCGGGGAGAGGGCATCAAGGTGGCCGTTATCGACACCGGCCGGCCCGATCATCCGGACATTAACGTGGTTGGTGCGGTGGACTTCACGGGCAGCGGAGTTATCGATCGCCGGGGACACGGCACCCACTGCGCCGGCACCATCGCGGCCAACGGCAAGCTCCTGGGCGTTGCCCCGGGGGTGGAGCTATATACCGTTAAGGTGTTCCCCGACTCCGGCGGCACCGACCCCGCAGTAATCGCCAAAGCCCTGGACTGGTGCGTTAGCGCCGGTATTGATATTGCCAGCATGTCCCTCTCCGGCCCGGTGGAAAATGTGGACCTGCGCAATGCGGTCAAACGTGCCTACGCCGCTGGCATCGTCATGGTGGCCGCCGCCGGCAACTATGGCCGGGACTGGGGGGTGATGTACCCCGCCAAATACCCGGAGGTCCTTGCGGTGGCCGCTGTGGACACCGCAAAAGCGGCAGCCGACTTCTCGGCCTACGGCGCGGAGCTGGACATCGCAGCCGCCGGGGTGAGGGTGTGGAGCACCTGGCTGGGCGGCAAGTACGTGGAGCTGGACGGCACGTCAATGGCCTGCCCGCATATAGCCGGGGCTGCCGCAATCCTCCAGGCAAAGGCCAAGAGGCGGCTTGGCCGGAAACTGGCCCCGGAGGAAATGAGGGTCGCCCTGAACCTGTACGCCGAGGATTTGGGCGCCCCAGGCCGGGATGAGCGGTATGGGTGCGGGGTCTTTTCTTTTGGGCGGCTTGGTTCGTCCGATACGATTCAAAGGGAAATAAAAATGTGGATTGGCCGGAATGAGTACATGGTTAACGGCCAGCAGAAAACAATGGACGTCGCCCCATTTATCCGGGATGGGCGGACCTTTACACCGGCCAGGTATGTTGCCGAGGGCCTGGGGGCCTCTGTGGAGTGGAACGATAAAGAACAAACGGTGACTATTAAAGGGTCGGGGGTGGGGTTCTAATGCTCATTGTTTGCGCCCCCGGCCACGGGGGCAGCGACCCCGGAGCCGTAAAAAACAACATAACTGAAAAAGACTACACAATGTTCCTTGCAGTCCGGACAGAAGAACGGGCGGACAATTACGACTGCCAGTTTGAAATTGTACAGCATCCCGGAGTTACATGGTTGGAGGATTTGTCTGTATCCGTAAATTATGCCATCGAGCGGAAGGCCGACTTTTACCTGGCCATTCACATCAACAGTGCGGAGAACCAGGAGGCCAAAGGCTTTGAATCCTTCCGCTATATAAATGCCTCCCTGGAAAACAAAAGAATTCATGAAGTTCTTCATAAAGCCGTTGCTGAATACATGGTTTCTCAGGGATTCATTGATCGGGGACCGAAAACCGCCGATTACTATGAGGTCAGGGAACCCCATTTGGCCGGGATACCAACCGTACTATTAGAGATTGCCTTTGCCTCTAATCCGGACGATGCGGCAAGACTGAAAAATATAAAACTTCTGGACAAGATTGCCAATGCCATTATGTGGGGGCTGAAGGTGGCGTTCGACTTACAACCCCGGAATCAGGCCGGCCAAGTCCAGAAGCTCCAGGAGGAAATCCGCCGCCTCCGCCAGGTGATAAACAACGCCGGCGGGATCTTGGCGCCGGAAATGCACAAGGAGAGCGAAAGGGGTGATGACCATGCGCCCCCGATCTATCGGATTGGAAAAAGCGAAAAAGGAAAGGAGGTTAAGCTGATGAGAAGCAAACTGAAAAGTCGCAAGTTCTGGATGTCCGTGGTGACTGCGGCCATTGTTGTTTGCAATGAGGGGCTGGACCTGAACTTGCCGGAGGAAGCCATTTATACAGTAGCCGGTGTTGTGGTGGCTTTTATTCTGGGAGAAGCATACGTTGACGCAAATAAATAATTTTCAGATATCCAGATTTTTCTTGTGACTCGATCTCTCTCCGGTTTTTCTGGAGAGAGATTTTGTTTTTATGGGACAACTTTCTTTTAATTAAGAATTTATTCTCATTGCTGTGCGGTTTTTAACAAGTATATAATATTTTTACGTCAATGGAAAATTTTAATAAGGGAGGGTATTTAATGAATAGGTCGAAGGTAAATAAATATGCTAGGTTGGCAGAGCTAAAAAGTTTACTTCGGAAAAGGAAAATACCCTACAAAAAAATGGCAAAAATCATTGGAATATCCACAAACTCATTTTTTAATAAAATAAACGGCTATAATGCATTTGATGTTCTCGAAATGGACAAAGTGGCGGAATATTTGGAAATTAGGCCCGTAGATATAACAAAATATTTTTTCCCAAAATATCTTCCCAAGAGAATGCCCACCTAAAAATTGGTGGGCATTCTCTTGAAACTTTTGTTTGACATTTGTTTGACATTTCTGGTTTCGGCCTGTCAAACATTTATCGCTGAAACCCTTCTGTCATACTGGTCGGAGCGACACGATTTGAACGTGCGGCCTCTACCACCCCAAGGTAATATACTGCGTCCGGCGCAACATTTAATAAATACCTTTATTGATGCTGATTGAAGAAGTCTTGTTAATGTAGCAAATTGATGCGTGAAACGCATTTGTTAATATATATATGAAAACCGTTTTTACCGTTAATGAATTTTTGTTTGACATTTTGTTTGACACGGAAGAACTTCACCGTGCCCTATTCATGTGCGTTTGCAACCCCTGGTTGATCTTTTTGGGGAACGAACATCTGCCTGATATTGTCGTCAATTTCGGCCTGCCGGTCCAGGCCCAGGTGCTGGTAAATAGATTTCAGAATTTTTATGTCGTGGCCCAGCCTCTGGGCGGCATACTGATCCGGTACGCCCCGGGCATACAGCCAGCTGGCGTGATAGTGCCGGAGATCATGGAAGCGGATCTTGGGCAATCCTTTCTCCCGGACGAGTTCGGCAAAGTAACTGCTGTAGCTGTCCGGGCGCATCCCGAAAATCCGGTGATCGGGTTTTTTGTTTTTGCCGCTGTCCAGCTCCACAACATTTTCCCGGCCTGCTCCTTTTTTGGTTTTAGACTTTCTCAAACCATCCAAAAGGTTAAGCAGATATTCCGGTACCACAACTTCCCGAATCCCGTTTTCAGACTTAGGGCGCTTGTCCACATAAACGTTTTCTTCGGTCAGGCAATAACTTTCATCCACACGCAGCCGGCCGCGATCCCAATCAACATCGTTCCATTTCAATGCAAAAATCTCCCCCCGGCGCAGGCCGCACCAGGCAGCCAGGAGAATTATTGGTTCGTCTCTGGTTCCCCGGACCGCATCATGTATTTGCTGCATTTCCTGGTCTGTCAATACCTTGGGCACATATTTTTCTTCCCGGGGGAGCTTTATTTCTCTGGCGGGGTTCTTGTGCTTCATGGCGTCCTCCAGGATTTTCTTCAGGGCCGACATTAACCTTTTTACGCTTGCGCGGGACATTGTTTTAAGTTTCTCATTCATAAACTGCTTTATGTGAATTTCATTCAGCTGGGACAGTTTGAAGCGATCGAAAAAGGGTTCATAATGTATTTTTTGGTAGGTCCGGTACAATGCAAAGGTGCTGGGGGAGAGCCGTTCTTTATTGAGCTTCAGCCATTCATCAATCCATTTTGTTACTTTGATGTTTTCTATGTGCACAAACGTACCTTCGTCTAACTCTTGCTCGATTTGGCGGGCCAGCCTCTTGCATTCCCTTTCGCTCTCATGGGTGACATACTTAAAAAGCTGCTTTCCGTTTGCATCTCTGCCGGCGTAAACGATCGCTTGAAAACTTCCATTTTTTCTTTTCCTGATGTGCGCCACTTTACCGCACCTCCGACCTGAAGTATATCGCTTTTCCTATAATGGAAACCTGTTTCATATCCTTTTTTAAAAAAACATGATCCTTATACGCTGGGTTTTCCGCCCTTAAAATAATAGAGCCATTTAATTTATATATTCTTTTTAACGTGGCTTCTTCATTGTCAATAATCACCACGGCTATTTCTCCGTTTTCAACATCCGGTTGCTTCCTTATAAACACCAAGTCACCATCCATAATGCGGGCGCCGATCATGCTGTCACCTTTTACCCGGAGGCAGAAATCGGCGTTCATTTCCTCCGGCACATATTCATAGCCTTCGATGTTTTCCTGTGCCAGTATTGGGGTGCCGGCGGCAACCATTCCGACCACAGGTATTTTTTTGGGATGCGGGTTGCTTTCAGGGTATTTTTCGACTCCTTCAATCCCCATGAGCCATAAAGGGTCCACTCTGTATTTTTCGGCAATGGCCTGAATCGTAGGAATTTTTGGAGCTATTTCCCCCGTTGTGTACCGCGATATTGTGGCGTTGCTGAGATGCAGGTATTCGCCGAGGCTGTACGTGGTGTCATTATTGTCTGTCATTAATTCTGCAAGCCGTTTTCCGAATAGTTCCTTATTAAAATACCTGCCCATAATCAAACCTCCTCGTGTCCCTTTTTATTATGGTTTTTTTCCTGTGTTATTATATATCATAACATTAATATATGCAACAAAAATGTTAATAAATATAAAAAATTTGATGCGATATGTATTGACATATATCGGGGTGATGTTATAATTAAAATTACCAGTGATGCAAAATGCATTAAAAAACAAGGTGGGTTGACAAATGGCTACCAGAAAAAGCACAAAAAAGAGAAAGCACCCCGAGCTTGCTGCGCTGAAAGGCAGGATCAGGGAGAAAAAAATGTCCTACAGAAAATTGGCCCTGGAATTGGGGATAGGGCTGAACACCCTATCCGACAAAGTGAACGGTTTCTATCCTTTTAATGTCATTGAAATGGAAAAAATAGCCACTATCCTTGAAATCGAACCCCGGGATATAGCCAGTTTTTTTATGCCCGGGTATTGCGTTTCGCAACACAGGACTGCTTGATTTTTCATTAATTAGGCAGTCATTGTTATTTATTGTGTTCGTTGTGTTCATTGTGCAAAGCAAGTGCCTCAATCATTTTTTCGAGAACCTGCGGCGAGACTCCAAGATTAAAAGCCTTTAGCGCAACATCAAAATATTCCTGAAATTTTTCGTTATAGCTTCTGAATTTTTGAAGCACATCCCGGTCATCTTCAAGGAGGTAGGAAATATCAACCTGAAGCGCCCTGGCAATCTTATGAATGGAGTAAACGCTCGGGTTGGCAATTCGCCCCCTTTCAATGTCTGAAATGGTGGCGGCAGTAACGCCGGTGAGTTTGGTGAGGTCAGGAATGGTCAGTTCTTTTTCGCTTCGCAGTTTGCGGATTTTCTCTCCCAGGTTGGACATTTCGGGATACCCCTCCTTTGAGGCAATTTTTTAGATATGCCGTTTTACAAAAATAAACAATTTTATGTTACACTATGTTGCGAAAAATTGCAACATAGAATTTTAATCTTATTAAAAAACAAAGGAGGTATATACGCATGGAATCCAGGAAAACCGGGGCTGTTGAAAAGGCTTCTGAATCCGTCAAGTTTGACTCCATTGAATCGCTGAACCGGTTTTTGTCCCAGGAGTATGGGTATGGCTATGAGGGTTTTGACGTTGCAGAGTTATTGAAAGACTACGGCAGGCTGAGGGAGTTTTACGCGGAGGTTGGTAATTTGGTGGGGAAGTTTTCGATGAAGTGAAGGGTTGGAAATAAATAAAAAATAAAAATGGAGGTATTGAATAAAATGTCCACAAACAAAACGGAAAAGGTAAAACTTGGTGCACTTATGATTGACCGCCGGATATGGGTCCGGGAACGATTAGATCTAGATCATGTGCGTTGCCTTGTAAACGATCTCGTAAATGGAAAGAAATTTCCTCCCTTAAAGGTTGACAGACAAACAAAAATTGTGGTTGGCGGCAACCACCGCTATGCGGCTTATAAACAATTTTACGGCAACGGATGGGAAAATCAGGAGATTGAGGTTATCTTTCTTGACTTGCCGTCCTACGAGAAAGATCCTGATGCTTGGCACAGGGTGGCCTTGTTGGACAATAATCATCTGGCCCTGAAACTTGGTTATGCCGACAGGAATTTAATTGCCGGTAAATTTTTGCAAATTCATGGCAAGGCAAAGTTTCATGGGCACGATGAAATTGCAAATTTGCTCCATTTTACACCTCAGGGATGGAATGAGTTTGCGAATATCTATCTTCAGTCATTGAGCGTTGGAGCGGAAACAAAAACCAAAAAAACACAGGAAACTATCCAGGAGCAGGAAGAAAAAGCTGGAGAGGGCGGCCTGACAATAAATTCTGGCCCAGAAAATAAAAATAAGGTGTTTCCTATAAACAGCAGAACAAAGCATTCCCCTAATGATATTTACCCGGTAGATGCAAAGAAACTCGAATCCGATGCTCCCAGGGCGCAATTACTGAGCAAAATAAACGCCCTCATGAATTACTTGGAAGGCTTTCCGGTGGATGCGGTGGATGGTAAGATTCGCAAGGAACTGGAGCGGTTGAGCAAGTTTATAAGGCTTATTTTGGAGGATGCTGTTTAGAATGGTTTTTGTGGGTGTCAAAAGATGACTTGATTTTCAATTACCAGAATGCAACCCCACTATAAATTTTAAATTTTGGTTGATGTCAACATTACTTATGCTATCAAAGCCAATTTTGCAACTCAACCATTAAATTTTAGGCGGGTGTCAATTGGGGCTGTGTTATCAATAGTCTTGCTGCAACCCCGCCGCAAACTTGCCGGGAAATATCAAATCTGCTAATGGTATCAATTTTATACTTGTTACTCCTGGCATACTTTAAAAACTCTTAACCTGTATCTATTAACTCACTGCTATCAATCTTGAATGCGCAACCCGGCCAGTAAAATTAAATTTTAGTTACTATCAAATGCACCACTGTCGCCAATTGCAACCGTGCAACGTAACTTAAAAATTACTTTTGGTTGCTGTCAATGGCGCCGGTGATATCAACCCGCTTCGTGCAACGCAACCAAGAAAAATAAAAAGGGAGGCACGTTATCAAATGACCGATGACACCAATTACAAAGGATCTGGAAGCGTAGACAATGGCGATGACGGAAATAACGAAAATGGTTTCAAGGCCCCCAATTTTGAAACCTTGGTAGAACGTTTCCGCCAGAAAGTGGCCCTCATTCCCAAGGACTGCCACGAAGCCATAATGTTCTGGCACTTGGCCCGAAGGACACAGGAAAGCAGAATCAGAGTAAACAACCAGCTAAGTCAGGTTATTAAAGTAGGACAGAAGGCATTTTGGGGCGGAGCAGAAATTCCTGACAAAATTAAAAGGTTGATGTTAGACGCTGAGAACGAGGTAATAATTGACAGCGTTACAGGGAACAAGCAAAAGGTTAAATTCATTGAAGCCCTTCAACGCCGGGAGAATGTCTTTGTTCGGGCCTGCGAGAAAGCTTTTAAACAGACACGATGGTATACGGAAGTAGCTGTCCCTGCCGCTGAGGGCGTAGGTCTAGGGCCGATGTTGGCCGGGTCACTGTTATGGACTATTGGAAATGCGAAACGCTTCCCATCGTTTGGCCGGTTAGTAAGATATGCCGGACTGGATGTAACCCCTGAAGGTAAAGCGCCGAAGCGGAAAAAAGGTAACAGGGTGACATGGAATCCTGAACTCAGGACAGCATTATATAAGTTAACTGAGGGATGGAACAAGATGCCGGAATGTGTTTGGCGGGCACGGTGGGATGCATGGAAAGCGGTATTGGCTGAACAGAGACCGGAAATTTTAGAAGAAAAGACCAAGGACGGTAAACCGTGCGGCAAGGGACACATACATAATATGGCCAGAAGGAAAGTACAGCGAGAGTTTTTGCGGAATCTTTATATGCTTTGGGTTGAGCTTGATGGTTAAGTAATTTGTTAGGTATCAACTTTAATGATGTTTTCAAATGAAGGGATGCAATCCTAACAAATTAAATTTTTGGCGAATGTCAATTTAATGGGTGCTATCATCTAACAATGGTGCAACTTTGCCAATAATTATGCCCACTACACCGGTTATCCCGAAAAATCACCACAGGGAGGCAGGTTATATCGAAATTTCCTAAAACAACCATAACGACACTCATTATAATCATAACGACACTCATTATAACCACAATGTTAATACCTACTCTGACATTCGCCCCTGCACCCCTACAAAACCAAGAGCAGGGGCACAAACAACCAGTATCAGTATCAGTACCGGCAACAAACAGGCAGGAAGCGGCAACAATAACCCTGCCGTCCAGGGGTGTGCAGGCACAGGGCCGGGAAATGGTGGTTCAGGCCACGGCATACACCCATACCGGGGAGAGGACATATTCAGAAACCTGGCCCCAGGAGGGGCGGACAATAGCGGTAGATCCGGCAACAATCCCAATTGGCAGCCGGGTGTATATCAGAGAGTTTGGCCGGTGGTATGTGGCGGAGGACAAAATCCCTCCCCAGTCAGTTGCAAAGGGGGCGAAAATTGATATCTACATGGACCGGGAGGCGGATTGTTGGGAGTGGGGGAGGCGGGACGTGCGGGTGGTGGTGGTGAAGCCGGAAAAGGGACCCAGATAAGAAAGAGGGAGAAATAAAGTGCCAAGCCATAATAACCTTGATCCGCAAACCTATAACAAAATCCGCAACCTGGCGCGAATTGGGCGCAAGGGAACAGGTCTCATACTCTCAAAATTCACCCCTGAAGAGATCAAGGCGGCCTACGCCAAGGTGTCAGCCAATTACAACCTGAACGTGCCGGCCTGGACGCCGGCGTGGGTGTATGTGATTAAGGAATGCCGGGATAGGGTGGTGGGAATACAAAGCGATTGATGGCTTGGTTAAGGGCTTAATTAAAAAATAAAACAGGGAGGTAAGTTTATGGAAGAATGTGTTAATTATGAAACTCCAAAAGAAGCTCAGGGGGAGATTATACCATCGAAACATCTAACAATTAACGATCTAATCGCTTTAATGGTTTCCGCTGAGACAGTCAAGCAGTTTAAAAATGCCAACAGTGTCATTGAAGAGTGGCTCAAGCAGGCGGACGAGACCATCATCAACCATCTTTTAAAAATCAAGGAAGAGGCCAGCGATATTATCGCCGCCCAATTCGACGCCCTGAAAGCCAACGAGATTGCCCAGGCCGTCAAGGAAGCCGTGACCGAGGCCAAGGCAGCGGCGAACATGGAGACCTTCAATAAGATCGTAGCCCAGTACAGCCGGGGCGAGGTCATATCAAAAATTGATGACCTTGTGGCGGAAAACTGCGCCCTGCGAAACAACATAAACTCCAAGCGCCAGGCCCTGCGCTCCGTCCGCCAGTCCCTGGCCGATGCGGAGCTTGCCCTCAAAGAGGCCGAAGCCGGCCTGCTGGCCGACATTACGGCAGAAACATTGCCGGGGGGTGACAAGCTCCGCTTCTCCAACGACAAGGCCCGCCAGGCCGAGCTTATGGCCCGGAAGAAAACCGATCCGGATTACCTGGCAGCCGCACAGCAGCATAAAACCGTCAGGGAGCAGGTGGAAGCCCTGGAGGACGAAATTTCCTCCCTGGACGCCGAACTCAAAACCGCCGAGATGCAGTTTTGGGCGGAGTGCAGGGTCCTGGAATCACTGACCGCCGAGATGAATATTCTGGCGGCGGCGCTGGGGGCGGGAGGGAAGGCGCCTGTAAGCAATTTTAATTCCTGTGGTTGCGGCGACGCAAAAGGAACCTTCCCCGCCAAATCCCAGGAAACAAAAAATCAAGATAAAGGAGTATGGTAAACAATGACAAAGGCCACCGATTCAACCGCACTCGCCACAATTGACACCAGCAAGTTTGCCCTGGCCCTGCCCACAAGGGAAGAAATCGCTGAAATCTTCCAGGAAAACATGGAAGGCATTCCGTTCCAGTGTGAGCGCGTGAAAATCCCCTCCGGCGGCGGCGTGGCGTGGGAAATTACCGATGATGATGGCAACACGGACACGACAAAGGAGCTTCTGGGCGTGATCATCGACCACCACCCGGCAAATGGCTACTGGAAAGAGAAGTTCTCCGGAAAGAACCAGCCCCCGGACTGCTCGTCCATGGACGGAGTGACCGGCACCGGAATAAACATCAACGGGGCAGTCTATAAAAACTGCGCCACCTGCCCCCTGAACCAGTTCGGCAGCGACCCGGACGGCGGGGCCGGGAAAGCCTGCAAAAACATGCACCGGGTCTATTTGCTCCGGGAAGGTACCGTATTCCCCCTGCTTATCACCCTGCCGCCTACGAGCTTAGCGGCAATCAAGGATTATGTCCGCCGACTGACCAACAAGCTGAAGCGGCTCTCCGGGGTCGTGACCAGGATCACCCTGGAAAAGGACAAGAACGAGGGCGGCATCCAGTATTCAAAAGCCGTTTTCTCCAAGGCCGGGGAGCTGAGCAAAGAAGAAGCGCAGAAAATTGCCGAGCACGCCAGGGTGTTGAAGCCCTTCCTGCGGCAAATCGGCCTGACCAATGATGATTATAACACCGAGGAAAGCGGCGCCAGTGCCGGTGCCGGTGCAAGCGTGGACAGTCTCCCCAATGCCGTTGACTCCGCCCCCGCCGGCCCCACCATCGAAACCACGGGGAGGGTGATGGATTCTCCCGGCATGTTCGATGATGATGGAAAGGCGTGGTAAAAACAAAGAAGATAATGTGATATTTGGGGCGGCGGCGTGGCAGCGCCGGGGAGTGGGCAACAGCGGCGGTCGCAGACTGCCATAGATCGAACCGATATTGCAGGAAGCCGGGTGGGGAATCCGGCCCGCCCCCTCAAATTTAAAAAGGAGGAATAATTGTGCCAGCCAAAACCGAAACCAAAGACAAAAAGCCGGATATAATCATCAGCGTGTCATATGTCTGTCCTGTTTGCAATAAAAGCTATTCCAAGTCCCCTGAAGAGGCCCTGAAATGCCGGAATAGCCATATAGAGCCCAATGCCATAATTGATGTTGGTTATAAAGAAGAGTGTAAAATACCACATAAAATACTTGTTCAGTTTGAAGATGGTTTTGTGTGCTGGTATTACCTGAGCAATGAATTTGATGCATATCATGACCATTACGAACACTTAAAGATCACAGGAGGTAGCAATAAGTGAGCACATTGGAAACCAAAACCAAAACAGCACAACTTCCAGGTTGCGTGTTTTGTCAGAAGAACAATTGCAACTGGAACGGGGCGCCAATGATAAAAGATGCGATAGAAAACCATCTTTTTCAGCCTTATGGCTGCAATAGCGGAAAGTCTTCATACGATGCGAAGATTGCGAAGATAATAACGAAGCTAACATAAAAACATTTTTAGTTGAATTTGACATTGCAGGGCGGAACGCCTCCGGGCGGTGTGACGCGAAGCGGAAACTACATGAGGCCGGGGCGCAGCCTTTAAATCTTCATCGAATAAACAGTCCGGCCGGCAGGTTGCGTACAGCCGAAGTTCAAATGTTTCCTTCCGCCCTGCGATAATCTTACAACCTAATCTCCTCTCCCTTTCTCGTGTTGTGAGGCCGGGGCGATACCTGGTCCCGGCCTCCGGAGTCTTTTTGAGAACAAAATGGTAAAACTACACAGGAGGATTTATGAAAAAAGTAATTTTGGAAATAGAAGTGCCAGATGACTTTGAGATTGGGCAATGTGGTAAATGTCGATTCGCTAAAGGAACAGACCAATGTAAACTTACTATACTTCTTACCGATGGAAGTTGTGCCTTAAATTGCTTTTGCCCATTAAAGTGCTACGCAAAATAATTCTTTTCTGCGCTATGGTTTTGATACTCTGGAATAGAGGGGGAATTTGATGACAAGTAGGTCAAAAAAGAAAAAACTCATTCGAGAGCAGCAAAAGATAAAGACCAATGGCGATTATATCGAGTATCTTTTCAAAAAAGGCATTAAGTGTATTGATATATCATCAGCAATATACAGCAAGTTCAAGTAGGTGTTGCACAATATAAAGATTTAACGAACCAGGGAGGCAACCAAAATGACTACCCAAACAACCCCACCCCCGATCAAAAAAATCATCGTCCACAATATCCAGTCCCTGCCCCATGCCGAAATTGAACCGGCGCCGCCCGGCCAGATGACGGTTATCATTGGCGAATCCGATTCCGGCAAGACCGCCCTGGCCTCCCGCGCCCTCCGCAAACTGTTTTTCAACGACATTCCGACCAAGGACATTGTTCGCCGTAAATGCAAATCAGCTTCTATATCCGTGGTCTACGACACCCCGGACAACCTCACCGTGTCCTGGCGCTGGAAGGGCCGCACCACCGACACCGGGAAGGCATGGTGGGAGATTGCCAGGGATGGGGCGGAACCTATCATTCTCGAAGGCGGCGGCCGGCAGGGGAACGTCCCGGAGGCCATTCAGGATATTACCGGGGTACGACCGGTCACAATAGGATCAACCACCCTGAACTTCAACTTTAACCGGCAGCTTGACGGGCCGTTTCTGGGTAGCGCATCCCCAGCAGAGAGATACAGGATATTGGGGATCTTGGCCGGGACGTTGGAGGTTGACGCCGCGGTCAAGGAAGTGGGGACGGAGATTATCCGGGCGAGGCGGCGGGAAATGGAGTTAAGCAGGGAAATCGCAGAGTTGGAAAGGAGGATTAAGGAGTATTCTTGGCTGGAAGATCTGGGAAGAGATATTAAAAAGATTGAGGCGGCGCTGGCTGAAGTTGGCCGGAAGCAGGAATTGATGGATAAGCTAGCCGAGTTGAGAGAGGAAATTGTCGCCCAGGAAGAGATAGCCGGGGACGCCGGAGATATTGTCTTGGCTTTGGGGAGAATTATTAATCATGCCGGGGATCTATTGACCGGAATAGAAGCCAAGATTGCAACGCACCAAAAATTAGCCGCCACCCGTTCAAATATCACCGCCCATAAAGAAATTCTCACCCGGACGAAAAATATTCTGACGATCACTTCCGGCATTGCCGAGGGGCAAGAAATTCTCTCCAAGATAGAACGGAATTATAATCTTGCCGGGAGATTGGGCAGGTTGCACAGAGACATTCAGGGCGAAGAAACAAGGCTTTCCTCCGCCCAAAACATTTTGACCGCCACCAGAACGCACCAGGAGGCCGCAGAAGCCCTTGAAAGAATCAGCAAGGTTAATCATACACGGGGCCTTCTTATGTCCTGCTACGCGGGAATTACGAAAGCCGGGGCCGAAATTTTACGGGCCAGCGAAATTCTTTCCCTGACCGCCTGGGTAGATCAGGGGAAAGAGACCCTCTCCCGGGTCGAGGCCGGCATTCCGAAAGTTAAAAAACTCCGGGAGTTGGCCGGCGAGATTTCCTCCCGGATATGGGATCTTGACCAGGCGGAGGCGGTATTGGCGGCCACGGAGGGAGTTGGCCGGGGGAATGAGGTTTTGAAAAAGGTGGAGGATGGAGCTGCCAAGCTAAATCGCTTGACACATTGTCAGGAACACATAATTGTAGCAAGTCTCAATATGTACAATTATTCCGGACAAGCTAAAGAATTTGTTGCAAAGATTGAAATCGCTTCCCAGGAGTATCGGGAACTGTTGTTAGAGGCCGGGATCTGTGAAAACTGCCCGGTGGTTGGCGAAGTGTTGGCGGCAGTGGAGTAGGGCACTATATGTTAAGAATGCGCAGCAGTGAGGGTATTTACTAATAAATAGTTCAGAGTATAAGGCATTATTATGTTATTGGCAATTAAGGTCTAGTTTACATTCCAAGAAGGGATGGTAAGAATGAAACTGCATATTAAAAATCAACTTGATGGAAAAATCGAATTTTGCTCCGGCCAGAAGGAATATGAACTTGACCCCGATCAGGAAATTACCATTGAGGTCAGCGACGAAGATTGTATGTATTTTGACCAATTTAATCCAACCAATGTTCGTTGTCGCGAGGCTGAAAAATTGTCAGATGGCAAATGTAAAGGGTATCAAAGATCACAATGGGATGATGAACCACTAGAAAGATGTAAGCAGTGCAGTGTCTTTGAGTTGTTCGACATGGAGTAATTACTGCACATTACAAAGATAATAATCAATTTCCCAAAGGAGGCTAAATAGCCATGTCAACCGCTCAACAAAAAAATTACACCGCCCAAGCAACGGTGTGCAACTGTAAGGAAATAACAGAAGCAACGATTTCCGAAAAAGCAGGCATTGAAGGAAAAATCGTAGATTTTGAATTTTTTTCCGGCAAAACTTTCAGCAGGTTTGAGTATAAAGATGGAAGAAGAAGCAAAACACTAATGATTCTACATACTTACTGCCCGTTTTGTGGACAAAAATATGAGAAGGGGGAAACTAAGTAATGATAATGGACATTACCAGAAACTTTATAAGAATAATTCCTCAAACCGAACAGGATAAAGCATACATAGAAGATACCCTTGGCCTTCGCAAAGAAGGGGACAGTATCAGATTGGTTCGAAGGGCGCCGCATGGATTGCCGTCCGCGATTGCGTACCTTGAAACAGAAAAAGAAGTCAATAAGGAGGTTAAATAACCATGTCTATTAATCAAAACCAATCCCATGCTCAACAACAAAAAGACTATACCGCCCAAATCGAGGCCCGCCGCGCCGCCCTGAAAAAAATGGAGACCGCCCGGGTCCGGGCCGAGGCTGACAAGGCCAACGCTGAAAAGAGGCTGGAGGAATTGTACGCCGAAGTCCGGGGGTTGGGCGTGGAACCGGAAAACCTGGAAGCGGAGATTGCAAGGCTGGACCAGGAGATTCAGGAGGGGCTTCAGCAGGTGGCTGAATTGATTCCGCAGGAATACAGGGGGTAAATATCATGCCTGAAACTATTAACGCTGAAACTATTAACAAAATTGACCTGATGTGGTTCGACGGCCCCTGCCCCTTTCTTCTGCGTCTTGAAACAGTGGCGCATTTTCACCCTGTTTGCCCGGTGTGCAGGGCAGTACGGTTCGGAAATATTTCCTGCGATTATTGTCGGGAGCAGGTCAAAATTACTGAAATACTGGAGGCTGGCGCCAGTGTCGGACAAAGATAATAAAATTCCCCTCCCCCAACACGGCGACATTGTTCTAATTTCTAAAAACCACGGCAGCCATGCCAGGGGACTTTGTGGTGAAGTGTGGGGATTTGACCGGAATGGCCGGGTAAAGGTGCGGATTCAGGCGGGGTGGTTTGCCAGTGTACTGCCGGAGAACTTGACGGTGGTAAAGGCGAAAAATGGGAAAGGGGTGTAAATATGTCCGAGGAAAAGCGGGATTACCAAGCCGACATTGCTATTTGCGAGGCAGCGACACCGGGGCCGTGGTATCCAAGAGCGACAGATGACGAACTTTGGATGAACGCTAGATATGTCGGTATAGATCAAGGTCCTGGATGGGAACACGACAATAAGAGAGGCATGGGGAGGGATAATGAAGCAGATAAGGTGATCGCCATTACCTTATTGCAAGCACCTCCGTTTGCTGATATTAGAGATGAAAAATGGGATGAAAATACTAAATTCATCGCCCTGGCCCGCACAGCCCTGCCGTGGTACATCAGGCGGTGCATGGCTTTGGAGGCTGATAAAGCGTGGAAAGACTTTCAACTTAAAACAGACCGCGCCCAGCTTGCCGAGGCGCAGGAGCAGGTGGGGATGTTGAGGGAGGCGTTAGGTGATTACGACCAAATAGTACGGGTAGTTATCAATTTTCTGCGGCGAGACGGTGGTGTACGTGACGAGGTAGCCGACGAGCTGGAAAAGTGTCTTGGAAAAGCCTGCGAAACTCTCTCACAAACCGTCCAGGCCGGGACTGGAAAGGAGTGATAAAAATGACGTGTAAGCGTTGTTTGGAACTTGAAGCGCAGGTAGGGATGCTGAGGAAAGCGATGGTGGAAATAGACACATTAACCGGCGGT